AGGCCCTTCTGGCGCGAGGCGAGGAACTTGTCGCGGATGCGCTCGCCCGTCACCTCGCGCTCGAACTGGGCAAAAGAGAGCAGGACATTCAGCGTCAGCCGGCCCATGGAGGTCGTCGTGTTGAACTGCTGGGTGACGGAGACAAAGGACACACCATGTGTGTCGAAGGTCTCGACGATCTTGGCAAAGTCGGCAAGCGAGCGGGTCAGGCGATCGACCTTGTAGACCACGACGACATCGATCTTTTTGGCCTCGATGCCCTTCAGCACCTGCTGCAAGGCAGGCCGCTCGAGGGTGCCGCCCGAGACGCCACCGTCGTCATAGGCCTCTGAGAGCAGAACCCAACCCTCGTGGCGTTGGCTCTCGATATAGGCTTCGCAGGCTTCTCGTTGGGCCTGGAGCGAGTTGAACTCCTGTTCCAGGCCCTCCTCGCTGGACTTACGGGTGTAGACCGCACAAGTGAGCCGCCGCTTCTTCGGGGCGCCTGTCATGTCACCGCCAGATGTGACGCTTTCTGGTCGGTTGCGGGCGGTCTTTTCTTGAGTCCGAAGAACAGTGGGCCCGACCAGCGCGTGCCGGTGATGGCGCGGGCGATACGCGAGAGGTTGGGATAGGCTTGGCCTTTCCAGGCATAGCCATCCTCAAGGATCTCGACCTCGTGGAGCTCGCCCTTCCATTGCCGAATGAGCCGAGTTCCCGGCTTGTAGCTCGGCGACGATGTCGCTGCGAAGCGCGCGCTTCCCTCGCCCTGACGGCCGAGTTGGTCCAGGGCGCGGCGGGCCTTGGGCGTCAAACCGCCCAGGGCCTTTTCCTGGAGACGGTAGGCCAGGCTGCGCTCGAGAAACTCGCGGCTGACCCGCGGCGGCAGCACTGTCCGGAAGGTCCCCTTCCAGCGCTGCCTCAGTTCCTCCTTGGTGATTTGGGCAAGCTCGTCGATCTGCTGTTCCAAGTTGGTGAGGGTCCGTCGGCGGCGGGTCATGAGGTCCCTCCGACATCGAGGTGATAAATCGTGATCCCGGATGCGTCCTTGGATCGGTTGATCGCCAGGCCGCGGTTGCGCAGGCCCGTGAGGGCGGCGCGAACACTGTGCGGCTGCCAACCGGTCTCTTTGGTGAGAGTTTGAATGGAGGCGCCCGTCTGGCGCCTCAAGAGCGCCAGGATCCGCGCCTGCTTGGTACGCCCGCGGTTCTTGCCCCGGCTGGTCGGGGTTGCGGGCGTGGTCTTGATCGTCTTTTGACGGCGTGCGCTGCTCATGAGGGCCTCCTGGTTTTGGCGCCGCGCCGATTGCGGCGCTCCCACCCCCCGAGGCCCCGCCGGACAGTCGGTCGGGGCTTGGGGACCCGTCACCAAGGGCCCTCATCGCTTTCCATGCACGCTCTCTTGGCCGTGGAAGTCCAGTGAAAAAGACGGCCCTCACAACCCGCCCAACTTAACGATCTGCAGCCTGTTTTGGCGACGCTGATCGGTCCAGCTGAGGAACTGGGAGACGCTGTCGACTTGGTCGTCATGGCGGCTGGCGGGAAAGGCCATCAGCTCGCTCAGGAAGTCGGCAAGCCAGGGTGCCCGCTCGGGGAGATGAACAAGGCCAGCCTCGATCTTGGCCGACTGTGCCGACATGCGGGTCACCTTATCGGTCTCCGGCATGCAGGCGATGGGATGCACCTGGCCGCTGCGCCGGAGATCCTGGATCAAGGAGGTCCCCGAGCCCTTGTCCTCGATGAGGACCACGTCTGCGTCATGCCTTTGCTGCATCTCGACGACGCGATGCCGGAGAGCTGGAAAATCGAGACGCTCGCGTGTCACCTCCAGCAGGTAGAAGGCCTCTGGCGTGACGAGCCAGGTCGTGCAAACCGAGAAATCATTCAGCTGGTCGGCCTTCGAGGCCGTGTCCCAGCTCTGGACGATTTGCGCATGGGGCGTAGGCTCCGGCCGCTGACCATAGAGTTGGAACCAATCCAGCTTGATGAGGTTTCCGGTCTCCGGCACCGGGCTCTGTTGATATTGGGCCTCGAAGTGCATGCTGCCGAGATTGACTTTGGCCTCCTGGAGAACGGACAGGGGCTCGCGCGCGGAGTGGAGGAGATCGCCGATCTTGCGGAAGTGGGCTTGACCGGCGCCGATCGGGATGAACTCGTCACAATGCGCGATGGCCGGCAGATTGAGATGCGCCCAATCCTCTTTTTCTAGCACATAGCCGGCGAGGTCATCCATGTGGAGGCGTTGCATGATGAGCACGATGACGTCTTCGGCCTTGTTGTCCAGGCGGGAAAAGAGTGTGGCGTCATACCACTGCTTGGTTCCTTCCCGGGAGACCTTCGACATCGCCTCCCCAGGTTTCATCGGATCGTCGATGATGATCAAACCGCCGCCCCGTCCGGTCAGCGTTCCGCCGACGGAGGTGGCGTAGCGATAGCCTAGCTGGGTGGTCAGAAATTCAAGCTCTGTATCCCTGAGCGGCCGGGTCCGAGGAAAATAGGTCCGGTACCAGTCCGCATTGACGATGGCCCGGAAGTCACGTGCATGCTTGGCGGCGAGCTCGTTCGCATAGCTGGCGCAAAGGATGCGCAGCGTGGGATCGTGGCCGAGAAGCCAGGCTGGAAACGCAACAGAGGCAGAGACAGACTTCAAGCTGCGCGGCGGGACGGTGATGAGAAGGCGTTTGATCTCGCCCCGCGCACAGCGTTGGAGGTGCCACGCCATCGCATCGACATGCCAGTTGGGGAGGAATGGGTGTCCCGGGCAAAGCGTGTAGAAGCATTTCTCAATGAAGCTTGAGAGATCCTGGCGTAGGGCGGCCGCGACCGCCTGGCGCTCGAGGAGCGCCTCCGTCCCGAACGTGTCAGTTCTACTCGTCATGGCTCACGTCTCCGGCTCGAAAGGGTCAAGGCTTGGCTCCCGGTGTGGAGCCGTTTGCTGGCGCTTTATGAACCGCTCTAGGATCAGCTTATCCTCCGGCGGTGGGTCGTTGTGCGCCTGTTCCAGAATCTCCTCCGGCAGAACGCGATAAAAGAGGTTGAACAAGGAATTTGCTGCGCGAGCATCGCCTTTGATGGCTTTCGCGATGAGGCCTTTAAGGAGCGCTCGTTGCTTGCTCACCGTGCTTTTCCGGCTGCCTTCGCTCACCCGGACCTGTTGTGCGAGTTCGTCCAGGAGATCGGTTCGTAAATTCCGAGCCCCCTTCAGTCGCCCTTTCGGATTGCCGGATTCCCCCGGCTTGAAGCGCTTGTGCTTTGGCGGCCTGCAGTATCCGACGTCGTCATCATCCGGCATCGTTCTAGTCTCCTGCTTTATGTCTTGAAGGTTCGGGGGTTCCAGGCGTCGTCATTATTGAACCGAAACCCGCAAGGTGCTCGGCCTTGAGATCCGCGAAGGCGCGGCCGGTCTCACCGTGGCAAGCCGACTTTCCCGTCATAGCCTCCCAGCGGGCTACCGCGGTGTCGACATAGAGGGGGTCAAGCTCCATCGCATAAGCTCGGCGACCAACCTTCTCGGCCGCGATGAGGATGGTGCCGCTGCCGCAGAACGGGTCGAGCACGCCGTCGCCGCGATTGGAGGCGTCCTGGAGGGCATCGGCCACCAGCCGGACCGGTTTCACGGTCGGATGCAAGGCGAGCTCGGAGCGGCGATCGGGGTTCAAGCTGTTGGCCCCTTCGTAGGCCCATACGTTGCTCCGGCTCCGCCCGTAGCGGCCGAGCTGAATGTTGTTCGTGTGCGGCGCCCGGCCGTGCTTGAAGACGGCGACTAGCTCGTGTTGTGAGCGGAAAAAAGAGCCCATGCCGGGGCCGGTCTTGACCCATACACAAAGGTTTTTGAGCTCGGAATAGACCTGCCGGCCGGCGGTCAGGAGCTCGTGGATATGACGCCAGTCCATGCAGATGAAGTGCAGGGCGCCGTCAATGCTAACGGCCGTCATGTTGCGGCAGGCGGTCTCCAGGAACGCGGTGAACTCCGCCGCGGACATTTCGCCGGCAGCCATCGGAAATTCACGGTGCGTGATCCGACCGAGGCCGCAGACATGCCCATCGATCGGGACATTGTAGGGCGGGTCGGTGAAGACCATATGGGCTCGCGCGTCGGCCATGAGATCCTCATAGGCCGCCGGGTCTCGGGCATCCCCGCAGAGAAGCCGATGTTGACCCAGAACCCAAAGGTCGCCAAGGCGAGAGACGGGCGCGCCCGTCTGCGCCGCATCTGCTAACCAGTCTTCCTCGTCGTCGTCGACCGGCTCGACGCCCTCGATCAAAAAGTCGATCTCGCCTGTCTCGAAGCCCGTGATCGTGAGATCAAAGTCGAGGTCGAGTGACGTCAGAGCCTCGAACTCCGCCGCCAGGATTTCCTCATCCCAGCCGGCCAATTCCGCCAGTTTGTTGTCGGCGATGATATAGGCGCGCTTTTGCGTCTCGCTCAGGTGGTCGATCAACAACGTCGGCACATCGGTCAAGCCGATTAGCTTTGCCGCATCGAGACGGGCGTGACCGGCGATGACACCGCCCTGGGTGTCGATGAGGAGAGGGTTCGTCCAGCCGAAGGTCTCGATGCTCTTGGCCACCTGCCGGATCTGCTTTTTTGAGTGGGTCCGCGCATTGCGGCCATAGGGTCTAAGACTGCTGGCCGTACGCCATTGCACACGCAAGTCGCGCGCCAATGGGTTTGATCCGAGCCTCTTTGGAGATCGATCGCGATGATCGGATTGGTTTGAGTCGGTCATTAAGCTGCATCCTTATAGTCACATCGAAAAGGGTTACAATTGGGCAATAAAAAAGATCATCCCCCGCGCCCTCTCTTAATGCGGGGCGCGCGGCCCAGATAGTGCGTCAACAAGACAGCGGTCTCGGCGAACTCCAGAATGAAGACCTTTCGATAGTAGTTTGGCATCGTGTGCAGCTCCTCGGACAGTGCTGATAAGCCCCGGTAGAATGCCGGGCGCATAATCACGGCTTTCCGCCTTCCGGCTTTCTTTGGCAGGGGCAGCGCCTCGATGGTCTCGACCTTCTGCATCACCATGAAAATCCGGCAGTCGGCGCAGGAGATTCCGTTGTGGTCATAAGTGGGACAGCCCGGTCGGTCCTCTGCCGGAACGTGCTCTGCGGGCACGGGGGGATTTTTCAGGGCAACGCTATAATGGCGTTGCAAATCTGGCCGGCAGGCCCGCAACAGTTCGACGGTCTCGCTTTGCTTGAACCCCGCATCAAGCATGTCGAGGCCAAGGGCGAGTGCAAAGACGCCATAGGCGGAATAGTCAACGTCCGCTCCGAGGCCGGGGCCTTCTGAATTGAAAAACGCGAAGCGACCTCCAGCTTGCTGATCCACAGTGATGGCGCGATCGACTTCCAGCAGTCGCTTGATCCGTGTCCTGAAGATCTTGGGCGGTGGTTTCGCCGTCGGCGTATTGGCCGCGAAGAATTGCCATAGCGCCCAATATTGCTGATTTCGTCTGTAGGCCTCAACCACGACTAGATGCACCTCGTCTTATTTCAAGCAGCCAAGCTGGTTACCAACCCCGAATGGAGCTGCAAACATAATGCAACCCCAATAGGAGTGGCAATGAAAAATTGTGCTGGTGGCTAAAAAAGTCTGCGACACGCTGGAATAGTGTGAAAGCCGAATTGCTACAGTAGTGACAAGCGAAAGTCCGAGCGCCTAACTCTTAATCAGCGGGTCCACGGTTCGAGTCCGTGTGCGCCCACCAACCTTTTCAAAGGCTTAGCCAGAATTGGCCGAGCCTATTTATTTTTTAGGAAGCACATAGGGAGCACGCGGTAGTCGACAACGTTGTTTGATCCCGTTTGGTGCTGGATTGCCCTCTATCAATCGATTCCGTAATCATCGATGAATCTTTCCCAAAAATCCCTTGCAGAGGTGAAGACATCTACGGCGCGGCGTCGGTTGCCTAAATCGTCCAATATGTAGGGGTCATGTGTAGTAGTCCCAGTGACAGCCCCCGCATTACCTTCAAGCGACCCTGATTCGACCCCCATGGTGATATTACCACCGGGCACGATTATTTTCGTATCTACTCCTGTCTTGGCAGCACCCGACGCTGATCGTTCGTGCGGCTTACTGGCCTTCATGTGTTTGAATCCGTTCGCTATGTCTTGGCAAAGTGCGAGTTCGGGACACTGCGTCGTCAAGTGCTCCTTGAATTCTGTTAGTCCATCAGCGGGATTTATCCCGACTGACCGTTTGGCGCTAGGGTCGTGCGCAAATTGATCAACCCAAACCCAGTCCATAATGTGCCATGCGGAAAACGCGCAGTTGAGACCCGCGTCCGAAACATCATCAATATTGTGCGACCCTGCGCTTAGCCTACGTATCTTGTCATCGGCAATGTAATTCTCCCCAATAGCGGCGAAGTAAAATTCCCCACCCCATCGTGGTGAGCCTCGTTGTTCGGGGGTTATCCCGGT